GGTTGGATCAATGTAATTGTCGTCCTTCTCTTCCTCAATATCTCTAGCGAAGAACTTCTTGAAGAACATACCCGCTTTACCAAAAACACCAAATGGTCTCTTGGGGTCTGCAAATTCGGTGAAACCGCTTTCGTCTATTCTGTCTTTCCTATCAACCATAACAAGTTTTCTTTCGTGATGTCCCCAGTGGAGGTTCTTACATCATATGTATAACTGTTGGCTATCCAAGGAGGCATATAAGGAGTATCAATTAAAGCATCCCTTTCAATGAAGGCATTGTCCCTTAACTTGCTAAATTGGTGGACTGCAATGGCAAATGCCATGATTAAATCGTCGTGACAGTTGTTATCAGCCTTAATCTTCCCGGTATCCGTATCTATGACGAATGTGAAGAGTTCCTTAACAAGCCTATCAGATTGGATCTGGATACGGTTGGCCCTAATATTGTGCTCCATATCAGCCAAAAGGTTCTCTCTGTTCTTCTGGGTGATCTGGATACCAATGTCTCTCTTGTCGTCCATCAGGAGATTTTCATACTCTAGCTCTTGTTGGAGGAAGTAGATCAAGTTGTTACCAATTGAGTTACGTTCTGGACACACGTAGGCAATATTATACAATCTACCCTCGTCTGCGATGATCTTAGCAAACTCGTTGATCGGAGTCCTATTGGAGTAGAATTCAGCTACTTGCTTGCCATTATAAAGATCAATAATGTGAAAAGCAGAGTAGTCCCTATCCCTACCAATCGACGGATCCGCAGCCAGGATATACTCGTGATTTGGTTTTGGGTCTTCCCAGATACGCATCTTGTTGTTATACTTGATGTAGAAATCGTCTGTGACCCTATCCTGAAGGTTTCTAAGGATCTCACCGTCAATGTAGGTCTCACCAGTTCCAAGGAAGTTAGCCTCGTATTCCTGCAACCATTCCTTAAGACTGTAGCGACCTCTGGTAGACTTCTCCCATTCATCAACGAATACTGGGGGATCTTGCCTCTCAAGCTCATCATACATCCATTGGTAATCTGGGTGACGCTTGTATTCTGGGTGATCCCACCAGTTAATATCAATTGGGAAGAATCCGTTCTCACCATCAACAGCTTGTGACCACATCTTATGGAACCAGTTTCCAATACCGTTAACCGTTGATAGGCAGCATACACGACCTCCTGTGCTAGTTGTTGGCCCCACAGCAGCCCAAATGGTATCAATGAATTCAATAAACGCAGCTTCGTCCAAAATCAGCAATGAAGCTGAAAGTGAACGTCCTGATTGCTTACCAGAAGCCTTTGATTGGATTGACGACCCATTCTCGAAAGACATGGTGTGGTCATTGTTCTTAACTGTAGTTGGCTTCAACCAAGGTGGAAGTTCATCATACATCAACTTAATCCGAGAAACAACTTCCTTCGCCTCTGCATCACCCTTTGATAGGATGGCAACCTTCTTATTATCTTGGAAGATTGTGAACCAGAGGGAATATCCAGCCATTAAGGTGGTGCATCCAGCTTGGCGAAACTTACGCAGGATGGAAAGCCTGTTTTCCTGAAAATCCTTTAGAATCTTCTTTTGGAAGGGGTATAGATCAAATCTAACCAACCCTCTAACTGGGTGAACAACTTTTACATAGTTACAAATAAAGTAGTCGCAATTGTCCCTACATTTAATGAACTCGGCGATAATCTGCGCTTCCGTGATAAATGGCTCACTCATAATAATTTTTTCTTTCTAGCTCTGAAATCGACAACCCGTAGCTATTATCGGGTTGTGATCTATCTCTCCCTATGTAGTCGTTCGACCAATCCCCCCTCTGAGTTAGCCGGTATCTTCAGTTATCTAGAAGACTGGCCAGAACACCACGAAACTCAAGTTGCCATCGGAATTGCAAGAGATTCCGATTCAATCTATGAAGGACATAAGAAGAATATTGGATACTTCAACCCAAACGATAGACTTTCTGATGATGATATCATAGTCTTCATGCATGATGATGTTGAGATCATTTCAACTCCCTCAGAATTTACTAGGGGATTGAAACACTGTTTGAAGCCTGGAGTTGGGTTTATTGGGGTAGCTGGGACTACCCACCTTACGGATAGGGCTACTTGGTGGGAAGGGAGATCAAATGGGGAAACAAGAGGGTTTGTGTTCCAAGGTCCAGATAATGATACAATGGCTCCAAACTCCTTTGGTCCTTGTGGCCAAGTAGTTGTTATGGACGGTTGTTTCCTAGCAGCCTCATGGAAGACTGTTAAAAAGCTGGGTATGGACAAGCCCAAGTATCTCACAAGTGATTGGGACTTCTATGACCTTCATATGACCTTCAAGGCATACATGGAAGGTTTAACAAACTATGTTGTCCCTATTGTCATCCGTCATGTCTCATCCGGCGAAATGAGACAGCAATGGTATACTTCTCGCCAAGAGTTCGCAAAGGAACATAGAAAGTGGCTTCCTTGTAAAGTGCCGCTTAACACAACGTTAGGATTGCCTGTTTAATGGAATATTTAGTAAGCTTTGTAGTTTGGAGTTTGGTAGTTTACGGATGCACCAACATCTTCGTGAACTCTAAAATCATGTCGCCCTTTAGAGAATGGGCTCAATTCTCTAGCGTAACTAAGCGTAATGGCGAGATTACCAAGGTTACTGAGAGAGAGTTCCAACTATTTGGGAAGCTGGTTACCTGCATCCTGTGTATGGGATTTTGGGTTGGTGGCTTCTGGGGAGTATACTGGGATCCCTTTGTAGGTGTTGATAGCAATCCTGTTATGCACTTCATGTTTAATGGGTTCCTAGGATCGGCAGTAACTTGGCTGATTCACCTAAAAACTATCCCACTAATGAAAGGGCAGTAGTCAACAGCCTTCAATACAGTGAGTGACGGGTCTTAATCCAAACTTGCGTAATAATAGCATACAAGTATTTATGGAAGAAGAGAAAAAACACTACGTGGTTATGGTTGCAAAATCTGTCACAGGTTTCGGGGTTACCTGCTACCTTCCAAAGTATTACTCTAGCGATTTAAAGAAAGTTCAAAACTATTTGGATAACACTAGGAGAGATATGAGGGAAGCATTTCACGTAGAAGTAGAGGAACTAAAATAATGAAAACCCCAGAAAACTTTAGAGAGCCTCATGAAAGGAGAACCTACTTCCTTGACGTTGATGGGACTCTATTAGACTACGTTCTAACCTTCGAGGAGTCTATGAAGGCTGAAACCCTAGCCGCACTTCCCATGGCAAGGGAGAAGACTCAGGAATGGCACTGTAGAGGTGATGAGATTATCATTACCACCGCTCGCCCAGAATCAATGAGGAAGGTTACTGAACGCCAATTACATAACGCTGGTATCGTATTCAACAGCATGATTATGGGTATTGGTTCTGGTGTTCGTATACTAGTAAACGATGTGAGGGAAAACGCAACAGAACCTAAAGCTTTAGCGTATAATGTGGTAAGAAATGTAGACGGGCTCCAGTTTATCCATTAATCGTGGATTTGTGATTAATAAATAGGAATGACTACAAATTTATTCCTATGGAAGAACTACGAAAAGAATCGCAAATATCACGAATACGAGCACTCACTGCTCAGTTAGAAAAGACTGAGCACAATGAGTCTCTACTTGCCTTAAGACTTAAGACCGTATTGGATATTGCAGGCGCAGGGATTTGGGATTGGGAAGTTGGATCAGATATACTAAGGTGGGACCGTAGGATGGTTGAAATGTTTGGCTACGACCAAAAGGATTTCAATACCGATGCAGAAGGTTGGTTCCTATGCAAACTGCACCACTTTATGGATAAAATTCATGAAGACGATAAATTAAGAGTCGAACTTAAGATCAAAGCCTGTCTAAATGATGGAGTGCCTTACCGAATTACTTACAGAGTAGTTCAAAGAGAAGGTGTTGAGTTTCTGTTAATTCAAGCTGCTGGAGATATATTCAATGATAACTCCGGTAAGCCTGAGCGACTAGTAGGGGTATGTATTTCCCTAGAAAAGGAAATAGTAGATGCCCGATAATGTTGATGGATGGAACGAATACAGAAGACTAATTTTAAGCGAGCTAGAGAGACTAGATGATTCCCAGAAAGAATCAGCAAAGGTTATCCGTGATGCTATGGCTCAAATTACTGTAAGAGTTAATAAGCTGAATGAAAGTGTCGTGGCTCTTCAGGTCAAGGCAGGTATATGGGGTATCCTAGGTGGTATTTTAGCCGCAATTGGATCTATCCCTATAGGAATGTTATAGTATGAAACACAAGAAAGAAAAAGATCTTATGGGATTTTGCAGTGAGATCCGAGAGGAACATGCAGGATTTTTTGAGTTTGCATCATCTAAAGCTGGTATTGGAGAAGTAGGACTGTTCGTTCTTTACCTCCACTTTCTGAAAAAGAATACCAAGCTAAAAAGCCTGAAACTTGATGAGTTTTGGGACTTCTTCGACAAGGCTACGAAGGAATAAAAAAAGCCAAGGTTTCCTGATATGGTAAGCTCAAATCCGAGTCTGATTAGCTATAATCAGGCATATGGGTAACCCAGACGACGACCTACCTAACTGGATTAGGGCCACAATTATCACTGCCTTCGTAGTGTTTTCATTTGCATTTTCATGGGTTCTAATCCTAAGAACTTGGGTAACACCCTAAAATCCCACTTCAAGCAGTTTTTGAGGTTATTTGAGGACTTTGAACTGCTTTTCATGTATTTTATAGGCTATATTGCCTACCAATTATGCATACTATGACAATCGTAAAGCTGGACCTGAAAGATGCTAAAGACATCTCCCACAACGTTAAGGATATCCCTGCTGGCTCCTATTTCCGCCAAGACCTTTCCTGCACCAACACAGTCTACCTGAAGACCCAAGAGGACTCAGGTATTGTTGTTTATTGTGTTGATGGAGTAAGTATGGGCCAGATCTATCCTTCAAAATCATTTGGTGCCGGATGGAATATTATCGGCAATGTCACTCTAACTGTTACAAACTAGCCGCGAAGCGGCCCGCCGATATGAAAAAATTAAAAACTGTAGACCATTACGCGGGTGATATACCCACTTCCAAGTTATTTGAACTTTTGGAAATCCCAAAGGGTGTTGATAAGGTTTGGTTTTGGAATCCAAACACCTCTTCAGGAATGTTTCTAACCAAGAATTCCCTAAAAGAGATCAAGTTTACTGCGGAATTAGAAGTTAATGGAAAAACCTAATGGGGGATTCCGCAAGTTACGGCTACGACCAAGAAGAAAAAGCCCTTCAGAGGAAGCGGATTAAGCAAATTAAAGAGATTAAGGATTATGAGATGTTATCCCTGCTCCTAAGAGTGTCTGGGCTTCTCAAGAAACTTTCCTAAGAGCCTTTAAAGCGGTATCTGCATAATGAGACCACTGCACTGAACAACGCCTTAGATCAAGTCCTATGAGTAGAAAATTTAATAAATCTGACATTCAAGCAGCAATCACTACCATAGAAGAAGCTTCTGAGGAGCAGTGTAGGGAATGGGGCAGTCATTGGAAGGGTTGACCCGCTCAAGTAGTCCAGATCCGTGCGATTGGAAGCCTTGACAAAAATATCCACCGAAGTGATTCCGAAACGGAAACAGCTTGGAAGGGATTGAATTACCTAAATGGTATCTTTAAAGGCTGGGCGGAAGAAAACATTGACGAAGAGACTGATCCCCTGTTCTCTCCAGACTCTACTTCGTATGGGTATACAACATTTCTGAATGCCAGTAGGTCAGATGATGTGATTGCAGCTTGGAAAGAAGCACTGTGATACTTACTATTCTAATAGTTGTGGGATTCCTTTGGTTAGTAGGTGTCCTGTGTATGCTTAGAAGCATGTGGAATATCCACAAACGAACCCGATACGAAGACTAATGAAAATTAAAGATATCGTTGAAAAGCTGAATTCATGCAACTTGGAAACTGATTTCATCATCATGGGACCAATCACCAAGGATCCATGTATGTTCTACGTCGGTGGAAAGTATATTCTGGGTGAGTTCGACAATCCTCCAATACTTATCAACTACGATGACTGGGATCTAGAGCATCCTTCGGACAATGATGAAGAGGATATCTACGTGGATGCTGCAAACAAGAGAGTAACAGGCGTTTTGGAGAACTACTTCTACTTCAAGGAAGGTGATCCAAGGAACAATGTTATTGTTTACGAAGGGAAGCCGGTATTGTAATGATACTAATAGTTCTAATATCGATTACAGGAATAGTTTCCGTAGCAATAGGACACTCTTTAGGATGGGAAGCAGGCTGGGATTCCCGAGACACATTAAGAAAGAAGTAACTATGAAAGTCAAAGACCTAATTTTAAGATTGCAGAATCTGGAAGACCCTAATGCAGAGGTAATCCTATCATCCGACCCTGAGGGTAATAGTTACCTTCCCCTACAGTATATCGAAGAAGACACATTCACGCTTGAGGACTATGAACCTAGTGTGAGAGAAAAGAGTTATGCGCCCTTAACGGCAGATCCCGAAGAGTTTGAGCTAGTAAGAGGAGTTTACCTATACCCATGGCAATCGTGACACAAACTAAGCTTTCCATCACCAAGCTAACCTACAAGGATCTAGTCCTAGGAGACTTCTTCATTGTTCCAACGCTTTCAACTGACATTTATATAAAGACTAACATCGTGGACGATACACACGATTACTGTGATAACATCATGGCAGTTAGGATTTCAGGCTATGGAGGAATTGGTAATCGCTGTAGGTTCCCTGCATGTAAGGGTGTAGATAAGATTTCAACTTTGTCTCTGGATGTAAGATGAAATTAACTAAAGAAGAAGCGACAGATGTAGTCTGGTCCTGCTCAGACGATTGGCAGGAGGTTTCCAATACTAAGGAGATTGTAGATCAGCGTCGATGGGCAACTACTCATCGAGAGATCTTCCTTCACATCCCTACTCAAGATACTTATGAGTTCGTTTGGGATACAGGCTCTACTGAGATGCAAGACGAACAGCCATTTGGGAATGAAGAGTTTTACGAACCCACTCAGGTCTGGCCACACTTAGTTCAAACAGTAGTTTACAAGGATAAGAAATGAACCTAGAAACCGATCAAGAACTTGCTATCTGGAATCAAACCTTTGCAACAGCTTTCGCAAATGAGTTCCAAAAGAATTTAACATTGTTTCAACACCATGGTAACCCAAAGGATGGATATCCTTTTGATCGTGCTATGGAAGCTGTTACCGCTGAGAATGCTGGACACATTGCAAACCATTCTGTGAAGGAATACAGACGTTGGATGGAAAATGAAGGTTAATGTCACGATGAACATCAAAAGTCCTTCTTCTGGGGTGTGCCTCGATAAGGTTCCTGATGATATCGAATGTCCTATTGGGCATTGGAACAGTCCCCTCTAAAAGACCTTCAACCACAATCAAAAATACCTCAGAGCTTAATTGCATCTGAGGTATTTTTTTATCTACTACCAACCTTCAAAAAGGATGTTTTCCAGTAGTATAAATCTTTTTTTATTACCATAGAATATGTATGGAGACCGTGACATTTTTTGAGTTAAAATCGCAATAAATTTTCACCACCCAGACTCAACTTAAGGGACTCCTAAAGTCCTCCCATGATGTTTTTAAGGGACTCCTAAAGTTGTTCTAAAGTTGTTTTTAAGGGACTCCTAAAGTTGTTCTAAAGTTGTTTTTAAGGGACTCCTAAAGAAGGGACTCCTAGTTAATTGGAAATGTTTAAATAGGGATCCTAACCCTTTCTAGTAAATTCCAATAAGTTTCAATATGGGTTTGATCCTATATGATGAAACTATGTATGCGGCCCCAGGTCCGCTGGATGGAACCAAAAAAGTGTAAAATCCTCCGGTCAAGAAAAATCCAATAGAAATTAAATCTTTTTTAATCTCTATGGAATATTTCCCCAGTGGAATCTTTCCCTACTATTTTCTCACTTTAATCCTTTCATTTGCTGATCGTAAATCCCGATTTCAATACCTTCTGTCCGGCATTTATTCCCGTATGCCATAATTTCATCTACCAGATCCCAACGGGCTTTTACGTCGTTCGGAAAAGCCTGTTGGAAGTTATTCAGAAGAGTTTCGAAAAGTTCAATGGCAGTAGTGTTGGAGATGATCGGGAGAATGTTGTCTGAAGTAGCTTTCATGTATGTTAGTCTACCAAGTGAATCCGAAAAGGGTTGAAGTTGTTCTAAATAAGTTCACATGAGATTTGAAAGGTTTTGATAATTTGCCATACTTAAAGCTTGTAGCTCACTAGAAACTTGATCTCAATTCCTCGGAAAAGACTGGCAACCTCTTTAGTCGATCCAGCCGCAAAGAATAGCAATTCCGAAAGATATCGTGAATAGGCTTGCAATCGATACGCAAACTACTCCCACGATCTCAAGAAAACTAAAACTCAATTCACTTTGATTACCCTTGTTAAATACTCTCATCTTGATCTTACCTCTATGTGTTGTTCTATAGACTATGCACTATACTGCATGGTTTCTATACGTTTTGCCTACGGTTCTAGTCGGCAAATGGCATCAAATGACGAGCGTATCGACCATACAGCGGGGATGCATCAACGCGAAGGTTCTAACCGTATCTGCACAGTTAGAGCGGCATGAATCGTCACAGGCTGCACAGTGAAGATCCACACGCTTGACGCAATCCATGTTTGCACCTCTTTTCGAACGGTTTCGGAATTGGTGACGGATCTCGTTATGCTCTAACCTTTCGGCCAACATTTGGAGTTGTTCGCTATCGTAGGTCCTGCTTCGTTCTTTGCTTTGTTTGCTTCTCATGTGTCCAAGTCTACCAAGTGTTTCGGTGATTTGTTGTTCTTTACTAGTCTTTTGTGGATTCAATCCAAGCTTCAAATTGGTCCCGCAATCCTACTTGATTGGGATTGCGGATTGTCCGAATCTCAAATCCCTGATCATCTGCTAGTTGCTCCAATTCGGACAATTCGAAATTGCCAGTAATAACCGTATTACCGTCGATCATCAATGCAACCTTTGTTTGTGTGCTCTTCATGATCCCTAGTCTACCAAGTGTTTTGGTGGTTTGGTGGTCTAACTTAGACTGCGCCAAGTTTTTCGTCGTCCCAAACTATGTCATTTTGACAGTCAAGGTAGCCGTGTTGCTTTGTCGCAAAGTTGTATACGTATACCACTTTGCGGCCATTTCGATCCAAGTATGGCACTTCCGATCCGCCGCAAGCTGGCACCCACCGATCGGCGTTTGCGATTCTTGCCATATGGTATTCGGTGGTTTCGTTTTGGATCGTTTGCATGTTCCCAAGTCTACCAAGTGAATCGGGAATGGGTCGCTATTGTTTCGAATTCCTAGGTTTCCCCATGAATATACTTAGCAGTCTGGTAACCGTCTTCCCGACTAGATTGCAGAGCCGATACTATCTTTTTAGCAAGTTTGTCCTTTGTCTCTTGAGTTTCTCCACTTAAGACTTCGTAGAAAGTTTTCCACATTCCCATTTGGATATTATGGGATTTCACCGCTTGTTCGTTTGTAGCCGTAAGAGGATTGATGTTGTTTGCTTTGCTTTCCATGATCCCTAGTCTATCAAGTGTTTCGGGGATTTGCTTACCTTTTGCAAGAGAATGCGGAAGCTTCTTCGATTTGTGAATTCCGAATCATTTCCATAATTCTCGGAATCTTTTCAATTGAAACTCTACCCACAACGTCGTCATATTCCCCCATCCTTTCCCATTTGTTATTGCGATCCCACACGGCAATTTCGCAGTCTGTAGACTCGATTGTTGATGGTTCCGGTTCCTTCCCTAGTGAGTAGTCTTGCCGGGAACAGTAGTTAC